CCCGGCGTGCTGAGCTGCGGGGCCTGGACGCTCACGCGGTGGCGGAGCCGGCCGGCGTCGAGGCGGTAGAGCATAGGAGGGATTGGGGATTGGGGATTGGGGATTAGAGAGGCCAATCCCTAATCCCCAGTCCCTAATCCCCCGTTCTTCAGGCGTACTGGCCCCAGTCCTCGAGGCTCAAAAGCGCTTCGAGGCTGTGGGGCAGCGGGTTGACGGTGATCCCCGGGCCGATCGTCGTCGGTTCGCGGTCGCGGTACCAGCCGGCCGCGGCCAATAGGATCGCGTGCCGCAGGCCGGGCGGGACCTCTTCCGGCGTGCCGTAGCCCGCGGTGAAGGTGACTTGGACGGCATTGTAAAAGCCGGTGATCTCGGGGAGTTCTCCCAGGTGGTTAGCTTCGATCGTGGGCCAGGTGCGGCTATAGCCGCGGGTCACCGGCCAGATCAGTCCGTAGGCCGGCTGGACGCGGGCCGGCCAGTTCTGGCTGGCCACGTCGAATTGGTACTGGTCCGGCGGCAGGATCTGCGAGTTTCCCTCGGTATCGGTGTATTCGATCTGCGTTACCGTCTGGACCGGGCACCGCTCCAGCACGATCTCGTTGGGGAAGGCGTCGAGATAGCAGCACCAGGTGGCCGTGAGGAGCTGGCGGCTGAGGGTACGCTCGATCCATTCGACGGCCTTTTTCACGAGTCCCCGCAGGTACGGGAATTCCTGCGGGTTGCTGACGAAGCACTGCCGGGCCGCCTCCTCCGTGGAAACGACCTCCAGGCAGGGATCCGGCGGTACGAGCTGCTGGTAGCGCATCGGTGGTCAGTTGTCGGTCGTCAATTGTCGGTCGTAACGGACAACTGACCGCGGGCAACGGCCGCCTCCTCCAGGGCCTTGCCGCCCGGCGTATCGAGGTCGTGCCGGTAGGTGCCCCAGGGCAGGACGTTCGAAAAGGCGTAGCCGCCGGCGTGGGTCAGGCGGACCTTGCGGGTGATGTAGCTCTTGATGCCCAGCTCGTGCAGTTTTCTGGAGAAATACCAGTCCTCCGACTCGGCGCGGACCTTGAACTTCCCGTCGGCTCCGTCGCGGAACACCTCGCGGGGGAAGTGGAAATCGGCGATGAGGCGCCCTTCCGCATCCGTGCTGCGGAAGGCCTCCTGGCGGAGGTCGCACATCCAGCAGCCGTCGTTGTGGAGGAAGATCCCGCCGGGATGGCCCGCGTCGGCCGCCGAAAACGTTTCCGGCAGGCTCGAGTCGAAAAGCTCTCGCACCGTGAACCGGCGATACGGGTGCCACGGGTCGGCCGGGTCGCCGATCCCGGAGCTGGTGACGCCGCGGCCGTCTTTCAGGGGCACCGCCACGCTAACCAGGTCCGCCCCGAGCCGGTCGAGCTCGTCGGCCAGCAGATCGAGCCAGCCCTCCTCCGGCGCGATGTCCGCATGGAGCATCGCGAAATGCGTGGCCTGGCCGGCCTCGGCCAGGTTCAGGGCGCTGGCCCACAGGTTGTTGAAACCGTCCCAGCTCCCCACGGAGAGCAGGAGGGCCAGATCGTGCCGTTGCGTGCCCCGGTACAGGGCCCGCGCGGTCTCGTAGGACATGCACGCGCCGCCCGGGCTGGGGAAGCCCAGGACGATCTGCTTGCGGGCATCGGGCTGGAGGATGTGCATGGGGTGCGGAAGGTGTCAGGTGCCAGGGGTCAGGCGTCAGACGGTGCAGGCCGACACCTGACACCTCTCACCCGACACTTGCTTCTCAGCCGACCACCGGGGCGGTCAGGTTCAGGTGCGGGGCCTTGGCGCCCGAGCGGACGTAGGTCACCGCGGCCAGGCTGTTGGCGTTGTCCATCGTGAGGACGGCGGCCACGTAACGCAGCGACAGGCCGGCGGCCTGGCCGATCTGATCGACTTCCTCGGCCAGGCACTCCAGGCACTGGTAGTCGGTCAGGTTGGCGTTGGCCGTGTTGCAGGCCCCCGAGGTCTTGATGAGGGTCGGGTTATCGCCGTTGGTGTCCGTGGCGGCGACGATCTCCAGCAGGGTAATCCCGTTGGAGTTGGCCGCCAGGTGCGTGGCCATCGCCAGGCAGGCGAAGATGTCGAATTCCTGCATGTCCACCCAGCCCAGGCTGGAGCAGACGTCGGCGTTGGTGTCGCTCGGGCTGTGCGGGCCCATCTGGATCGCCTCGCGGGCGAAGAGCTTCTGAGTCGAGACGGCGGAGGGACCGTTGGCGGGACTGATACCCATGGGAAAAACCTCGGAGAGAGGGGTCGGGGGTCAGGGGGATAGGGGCCCGTGGTCCGTCGTCCCTGGCCCGTTGCGAGTGACAACCGACCACTGACGACTGACGGCGAACCGAGCTTACGACCGCGTGGCCAGGGCCAGGAACGGGGAGAGCGTGCTGGCCGAGCGCCGCGGCGTGAGCGGTGTCCTCCACCAGCACTTGCCGGCGTTGCGGAGCCAGAACTTGAACGTACGCTCGTGGTTGACGAAGCGGACGTGGATGCTCTCGGCCGAGTTCAGGGGCTCGTAGGTCCCCTCGAGGTACTCGTCCCAGGTGCCGAGGATCAGGTCCCCGGTCGTGCCCAAGGTCTGGCAGAATTCGGTCGGGTAGGCGGGGCGGCCCAAGAGCCGTTCGGGTTCGCCGTCGCGGAGCGAGGCCTGCCACACCGGCACCGCCAGGGCGTTGGTGGCGCCGGCCGGACTGAAGTACAACTGCATGAGCTGCGGGAGGCAGTCATGGTTATAGAGCCAGACGGCCTTCTGGTAGCGGTAACAGCGGCTCCGCATGTTGATGACGTTCGTGTAGCTGATCGTCTTGGCCGTCTGGTTCGAGTCCTTGGCCACCGTCACGAGGCAGGGGGCGTTCATGACGCCCTCGAACTCGCCGACGCCCGTGCCGAAGAGCCGCTCGTTCAAGAGGTGAGCGGTGAACTGGTCCTTGAACCCCTGGGCCAGGAGGGCCGCGAAGCTCGTGGGCGAGTCGGCCAGCAGTTCCTCGGTGGCGTAGGCCAGGCCGAAGAGGCTGGTGGCCATCAGGGCCACGCGCTCCATTTGCATGCGGGTGGCCTGCTGGCTCTGGGTCTCGGCCCGGCGGGTGACCAAGAGTCCGCCGGTGACGGAGCCGGTGGAATGGTCCTTGTCGGTCCTGGCCGGGATCTCGACCTTGGGGACCTCCATCGGCACCTTGGTGGTGGCCGCGCCGACCGGGTCATCCTCGGGCGTCAGGGCCATCAGCTCCGGGTGAAACCCCAGCGGGATCAGGAAGCCGCCGTAGGGATCGGCGTAGGCGCCCTGCTCGTCGCTGCCGGCGGCGGCCAGGAAGCGGAGGCGGGGGTCGGCCGCGGCCTGGACCTCGCGATCGCCGTGCTGCATCACGCAGAGGATGAAGTCGCGGGGCCGCTCGAAACCGCAGTTCGGGTCCTGCTCGAAGCCGGCCTGCACCGGGCCGATGCGGCGGGCGCCGCGGGGGCCGGTCTGGCGGGAGGCCACGCTGCGCCCTTCGGCCGGTTGGCCGGGGGCCGAGGTCTCGAAACCGGTCGAGGCACTGGCGGACGTCTCGGCGACGTAGGCGGCGATCTCCTCCTCGCGGGCGATCTTCTCGCTCAGCGCCTTCAGCTCGGTCTTGTTCGCATCGAGGGAGGCCTGCTCCTCCGCGGTGGGTTCCCGCTCGCCGTCCTTCATGGCGGCGTCGAGGATCGTTTCGGACTGCTTCACCAGGGCGTTGCGACGGTCCTGGTACTTGGCGATGCGCCAGTTCTTGGCCATGGGAGGCTCCACGCGGGAAGAAGGGTCGGGGGAATCAGGTTGCTGGAAGCAAGCGCTTTGAAACCTGTCCGGCCGCCGTGGCGTGTCGGATCGGGCTCAGAGTGAGCCGCTGACTGGAAGCGGCCGGCCCGCCGTGGCGTGACCGGTCCGCGTCCGAATAAAGAGAGTGTAGGTCGGAAATCAGGCGTCAGGCGTCAGGTGTCAGGTGCCGGAGGCGGAAAAATCCCGAAAAATCCCGCAGGCCGCCGGCATAAACGATTCCAGCGCCCTTTTCGTACCCTGACACCCGGCACCTCACAGGGTCAGCGTGATCCGGTCGCCGGGGCGGTCCTCGGCGGGGGCGATCTCGGGGGGCTCGAAGGCGGCGGAGAAACGGTGGCCGGAGTCCCACCAGGAGCAGACGTAGATGACGCGATAGCCGGAGGCGGACAGGCAGACCTCGCTCACGCGGGCGCGGATCGGGGGGACGCCGCTCCCGGAGAGCTCGACCTCCGTGCCGGGGCGGAGGATGTCGATCGTGACGCGCTGAGGCCTCGGGCGGGGCGCGGGAGCGCAGCGGAACGAAAAACGGTCGGCGGAAATCATGGGCGGGGGCCTGCAGGGTGTGAAGGGTGGGATCAGTCGAGGTGCACCCAGTAGGCCTTTTGGGCCATGCGGTGGGTGCAAAACCGGCAGACGCGGGGCGCGGCGGCGGACATCGGATAGCGGCTCACCAGGTCGCGAATCTCCAGGAAGTTCAGGACCACCTGCTCGAAACCGGCGTCCCAGACGTTGCCCAGGGGGCAGGCGCCGCGGAAGTCCATGCAGCACAGGTGGCCGTTGCCGTAGTGGTCGATGATGAGCTCCGTGAACATCCGCTGGCACCGCTCCTCGGCGTACTGCGAGCGGCAGAGGGCCCGGTCGTCGAGCCCCGGGTGGAGGGCCACGATCCGGGTACCGGGAAGGGCCTGCACCAGCGCTTTGAAATCCTGGGCGTCGTAATCGGTGACCACGATGTCGCGGAAGACGGCCAGGTCCATGAGGTTCGCCGGCCAGATCGTGCCGTTGGTCCAGAGCAGGAAAGTCGCCTCGTGTACGCGGGCCTTGATCCGCGGGATGAGCGTGCGGAGCCGGTCCCAGGAGAGCATGGGCTCGTTGTAGTAGTGCCAGGCGATGCGGCCCTGAAAACCGAGCTCGTGATACGCTTTCTCGCAGCACTCGATGATCAGCTCGTCGGTTAAGGGCCGGCTGGTGTCGAGCGCGCCGTAGCGGTCGGCCAGGGAAACCGGGCAGCGGCCGGCATGCCGCCCGGCCAGGTTGCAACGGTCGGAGATCTCGAACACGAGGAATTGCGTGTGACGCATGGGAAGATGTCGGGTGAGAGGTGTCAGGTGTCGGACCGTCGCACGGCGATCAGGTTGTCCGGGGTGCGAAGCGCCTCGGTGTACCAGGGCGCGAGGAGGTCGGCGACGGCGGCCGGGTTCTCGGCGACGATGACCTCCGTGCCGTACATCGCGGCCAGGGGCATGGCTGAGAGGATCTCCCAGTCCAAACCCTCGGCGTCGATCACCACCAGGTCGAAGTCCGTGCCGAAGCAGGCCAGCAGGTCGGCTACGGAGACGGCGTGCGTCCAATGGGTCCGGTAGCGGGCGCCGCGCCGCTCGGCGAAACCTTGGGCCACTTCGGGTACCAGCGTGCTCGTCTGGCCGTCGCCCGCGGCGCCGACGTCCTGGTAGAACCATCTCAGGCCGCCGCGCGCGGCAACGGCGGCGTTCACCAGATCGAGGTTCGGCGTCCCGTTGCCCCAGAGCGATTTCAACCGGCAAAATGCGCGGGGGTCGGGTTCGACCAGGACGCCTCGCCAATCGGCCTGGATCAGGCCGAACGTCAGCGAGCCGGTGAACCCGTCGAAGGCGCCGATCTCCAGGAAGCGGCCCGCGCGGCCGGCGAAGTGCGATTCAAGCCACTGCCGTTCGATCATTCTAATACCTGACACCTCTCACCTAACACCTTCTGCAATGCCGGCAGGAAGCGGAGGATGCCGCGGTCCTCGACGTGATTCAGGTCGTGGAGGTCCATCCGCCGCATGTCGGGCTGGAAACCGGGCTTGGCGTTGCGGTCGCAGCGCTCGGCCTTGGCGCGGGCCTCGGCCAGCGAGCGGTTGTAGTAGTGGTTCAGGCGAAAGGCGTTCAGGCGGCAAATCGGGGCGTGGAACCGGGGCACCGGATCTTCAAACGAGTCCACCGGCAGGCCGAAGTGATAGACGGCGTTGTGCGAGCCGAAGGGCCCCCAGAAGGCGAGCTGATCGAGACGGGCGATCTGCTTTCCCTGATTGCCGTAGCCGAGCGGTTCTCCCGGGTACCCGCGGCGGGTGTATTCCTCGACCGTGAGCCCCGCCGGCCGCGTCGCGTGGCCGTTGCGCCCGAAGATGAGCCAGGGGACGAACACGCCGACGTGCCGCTCGTAGCGGCCCAGGGCGACGCGGAGGTCGTCGAGGTCCTCGTGGTAAAGGTATTCGTCGACGTCGATGAACGCGCACCAGCGGGCGTCGCCGGCGTGGTTCTGGACGCAGTGGTTGTACGCGCAGACCTGCGGGGTGTCGTTGAAGGTGCAGGCCTGCGGCGAATTGTAGCGGGCGGAGTGCCAGGCCTCGTCGTAGGGGTGGACCGTAATGTCGCCGCGGGAATGCCGCTGGACGATCGCGAGCGTGTCGTCTTCCGACCGGTCGTCGTAGAGGAAGAAGCGCTCGACTCCGACCAGGCGATGGAATTCAATCCACTCGGCCAGGTACGGGGCCTCGTCGCGGACGATCACGCAGATCGCGAGGGCGGCTTTCATGGGAGGCGGGATCGGTCGGATCGGTCGGATCGGTCGGATGAAGGGCCTAGCGGAATTTTTCCAGTTCGAGCCGGGCGAGCTGCGCCTTGGTGCGGGAGGCCCGCTTCCGGGGAACGCCGGCCAGGCGGGCGACGCAGTCGTCGAAGGTCTCGATGCGGTCGATCATCCGGCACTTCTTGGCCGCCTCGGCCCGCATCATCCGGCCGCCGCCGTAAGTGGCCTTCACCTTCTCGGCCGTCGTGCCGCGGAATTGGGCCAGGTCGGCCGTGAACTGCTCGTAGATCTCGTCCACCAGGCCCTGGTAATAGGCCTTGGTCTCGTCGGTCAGGGGCTGGTCGGGGTTCCACTCGGTCTTGTGCGGGCCGGCGGAAATGTACGAGACCTTCTGCCCCAGCTCCTCGTTCTGGGCAGAGAGGTCCGTATGGACCATGTACACGCCGTGCGAGCCGATCCAGCCCGAGGGGGTCATCGAGACCTCTTGGGCCGCCAGCCCGATCCACAGAGCGGCCGAGGCCATCTCGGCGTTGCAGATCGAGCAGGTGGGCTTCTTGCCCCGGGCATCGAAAATCTTGTGGGCCAGCTCCGTTACGCCGAAGCCGTCGCCGCCGGGGCTGTGGACGTTCAGCAGGACGGCCCCGACCGAATCGTCGGCCATGAGCTGGTCGAACTTGCGGCCGATGGCCTCGCACGAAGCGCCGCCGGAGGCGTCCTCGAGCATGTCCACTCGCATCGAGAGCGTGCCGAAGAGATTGAGGACGGCCACGGAGCGGTTGACCTGGACGTCTTCTGCGGCCCGCCGTTCGGCGCGGGCCGCGGCGATCGTCGCCGCGTCGATTTGGACGCCGAGGGCCTTGGCGGTCACGAACCGGCGGATCGCCTCCAACTTGTCGGGATGGATCGGATGGGGCGTGTTGTAGACGCGGCCGAGGATGTTTTCGTACATGAGAGAGAGCAAGGGATTAGGGATTGGGGATTGGGGATTGGCTCGCATTGAAGCGTCAGGCGGCGGCGAAGAAGAGGCCTTTCAGCAGGGCGGCCAGGGCCGGGGCGCGGGTCTCTTTCCAGCCGGCGACGGTCGCCGCCACGTCGGCGGCGGCGAAAAGCTGCCCGTGGAAGGCGGAGAAGGCCTCCCGCGCGTCGCTCTCGTCGGGGTCCGGGCCACCGGCGGAACGCCACGCCCGCACGATCGGATCGAGGACCTTGCGGCATGAGAGGCGGTGCCGCAGGTAGAAGTCGCGGGCCCAGGCGTCGAACTTCGGCCGGTCCTCGGCGGCTTTCGACGCACGAGCCTCGAGGCCGGCGATCTCCGCGGCCGCCAGGCGGGCGGCGGCATCGTCGAGGAGGATCGCGAAGGCCGTCCGTTGTCCGTTGTCCGTTGTCCGTTGTCCTGCCACTGACGACTGACCACTGACAACTGACGACTGGCTACGGGCATCCCCGGCGCCGTCCTCGTCGATCAGGAGGTCCTCGTCCTCGTCTTTGGCCTTCGTCGGCGGCTTCTTCTTTCCCTTGCCCGGCTGGCCGCCCTGCTCGTTCCAATCCGGGCCGCCGCCGGCGGGCTGCATGTTCGAGGGGAACCTGGCGGTATCGCCGCCGTCGACCGGGTTTCTGCCTTCCTCCGCGCGGACCTCGTTGACCGTGAGCCAGCCGCCCTGGATGCCGATGTTGTGGGCCTGGGCCCGCACGAGCTTGTTGCCGCGCAACAGGCCGTCGAAATCGTACTTGGTGAAGTAGTCTTCGCCGTCCAGGATGAGGTCCCGATCCGCGGCCTGCTCGAAGCGGGTGGCGAGCGGGGCCAGCGTGTAGATCACGAATTCGAGGCCCATTTGCTCGACGTCGAGCTCGGCGTCGGTGCGGATGCCGATCTGGTGCGGCATGACGCCGAAGAAGCGGCAGATGTCGATCGCATTGAAATTCAAGCTCTCCAGCCACTGGCTGTCGCGGTTCGAGAGGCCCAGCTCGTGGAGCTCCATCCCGTCCTGGAGGATCGGCGGGTTGCCGGCGTTCTCGGGCCCGGCATGGAGCTTTCGCCAGCCCTCGCGGAAGTTGCGTTTCGCGTCGGGCGTCCACGTCTTGCCGGCGGGCCGCGAGACCCAGAACGTCGGCAGCCCCCCGTTGCGGAAGAGCGAGGCGCCGTGGGTCTGCTGCGCGATCGACAGGCCGATCGTGTTCTGGGCGTATTGGAGAACCGAAACCCCGGTCACCGAGTTCAGCGAGAGTCCGCGGACGTGGAGCATCTCGGAGGCCGAGTAGTGCTCTTCCTTGCCGGGGTGCGGCCGGTAGGTGTATTTCAGGGTGCGGTCGGGGAGCTGGTCCACCGTCATGAAGTCCGGGTTCAACGGCCAAAGCTCGATGCCCCGGCCCTGGTCCACGATGCGATTGTAGAAGTTGCCCCGCAGACAGATGTGGGCGACGCCCATTTCCTTCCACTCGATGGGCGTCATCCAGCGGTTGGGGCGCGTGTGGAGAACGTCCCACAGGTAGTAATCCGGGGCCGGCCGCACGGCGCCGCCGCCCAAGCGGCGCATGACCTTCCACGGCAACGCGCCCAGCGATTCCCGCAGGACGCGGATGCACGAGAACACCGCGCCCACTTTCAGGGCGTTGTCGGGCTTGACGACGATACCGGTCGCCGTCGGCGGCGTGACCGGCTGGTACCAGAACGGATCCAGCGGGCCGGGCGTAGCCGAGGAGCGAGGCGCAGGGAGGAAGTCGCGGAAGGCGCGGGCGAGGTCGAGCATGGCGGGGTTGCCAGTGGTCAGTGGTCAGTCGTCAGTTGCGGGCCGCTGCGCGTTAGTAGGGTTACGCCGTCGGCTCGCCAAACCTTCATCCTTGATCCTTCATCCTTCATCCTTCGTCTCCGACTTCAGCAGGGCGCCGGCCGTGCCGATGCAGGTTGCGCCCAGGAAAATCAGGGCGATGGCGGGATGGACGAGCCAGGCCCCGGCAGCGATCGCCCCGATGCCCAAGAGCACCAGCCAGTTGCGAGTGAGCACGAGAGCGCGGTCGGGGGGGGGAATGTCGCGGGTCATCATGGCAGGATTCAGGGTGTGCAGGGTGGGAGGCTCGTAAACGGTATTGCCGTCCGACATGGTTCAATCTCCAAAGAGGCCGTCCAGGCGGCGGACCTCGGCCAGGACGGCGGAACATTCCTCGCTCCGGCCGGCGTCGGAGAGCCGCAGGGCGTAGCGTTCCAGGGCGTCGCGGATCGTGCGGCGGTAGGCCGTTGCCGTGCATTCGATCTTCTGGCCGCCGGCGAGGGTTTCGATCGCCGCCGCGGCTACCTTGGATTCCGGCGGGGGCGGATCCGCGGCGGCGGCTTTGGCCTTGCGGCCGGTTCGGGCCTTGCGAGCGCGGCCGTCCGCGGTCCGTGGTCCGTGGTCCGTCGCCGAAGAGTCCTGCGGGCCCTCCTCGGCGGAAACACCGGTCTCGGCCGATTCGGGCGGCGACTGACCACTGACCACCGACAATTGACCACTTTCCTCTTCTTCCATCAGGTCCTCCACGCAAAACACGGTCGGGGTGTCCTCGTCCGTCTCGTAGGCACTCGGGGGCTCGGGCGGGGCCCAGGCTCCGGAAAGGCCCATCACGCCGGCCACGATGCCGTCGATCGAGCGGATGTCGTTGGGCTTGGGTTTCACGGGCCGCTTGTTGCGGTTCGAGTCGGTCCAGACCTTGCAGTGCCCGGCCTGCCAGGTGAGGAGGGCGTTGCGGTTGTGCTCGAGCCGGCCGCCGAGCACGAGCCGCTCGTATTCGGCGGTGGGGCCCGCGAAAGTCATCAGGGTCTGGGGGAACTTGATGACCTCGCAGTCGGGGTAATGCTCGGTGACCCACTGGGCCGTGTCGGCGCCGTACATCGGGTCGTAGCGGAACGACAGGACCTTGAACTTCTCGTGGCCCGCGGCCAGGGCCTCGCGAATCAGGCTGTATTCGATGACCGCCCCGGGAACGATGGTGAGCCAGCCGGCCTGCTCCCACACGCGGTAATCGAGGAGGTGCTTCCGCTCTTCGACCGTCTTCTCCGGGATCCAGAAGTGTACGAGCTGGCGGTAGCTGGTCCGGCCGTCCTCCCGCTCGACCGGGAAGACGCGGGCCACCGCCGACATGTCCCCGGTCA